AGTAGGCATACCACTTTGAAAAACGTCGACTAGCTCGTACCCCCTTCGGGGTACGAGCTAGTCCAATATTAACTCTTAATTTTTACAATCATCTGATTAGTAGCAGGGTATGAATTATCTGTTGACCATATTAATTGGTTTGTCTTCTTATCTAAAGCGCATTCCAAATAATCGGTATATGTAGTGCCATTAATTTTTATATCCACATAAAACCTAGTGGGCCTTAGTGGAAATACCGTCCTATTATCAGCACTAATAGGTACACTTTTGAATAATATAGTATTATTATATTCGTCCTTAGAGAAAGCCTCTGCAGTATCTTTTGATAACATCATATAAGGTGTTGAAATGTTTAATTCACCAGTAGGCGCTGAAAGATATAACGAGCTATTAGTTTTCCAGCCCTCAAAACAAGATTTTGATAGTTTAATTGTGTTAGTTGGAATAAAACTTGAGCCACATATTAAATTAGATATAACGCTAATAATATAATTAGTGGCAGCCTCTGAAAAATGGATATTATCAGAGTTGTAAAAAGCGCCAGTTAAATAATAATACGGCATAGCAAAAATGCAAGGTACGATTATATCGTTAACCATATTCTTAGTTTTAGTAAGCAAATCTTGGTAAGTATCATAAGCACAACTAGCAAAAATAAAACAAACTTGTGCGTTAGGAAAACTATTTCTAGCGTTCTGAACAGTACTAATAACTTTAGGTTTAAGAGTAGTCCAGTCAAAACTACTATCATTAGCACCACCAACAATATAAACATACTTTACCATTTCTTTTTGGGTAGCACTCATTTCATTCTTAGCTTGTTGAATTAAATCGTTATAGTTTACACCGGCCCATGCACCTGCAAAACCTGCGCCACCTTTACTATATTCATACCAGTTTTTAGCATTTAGCATATCACGAACACCATTCGGCAATTTGTGACTATAATTTACACTATAAGAGTCGCCTATCCATAAAATGTTATCTTTAGTATCATTTTTTCTATTTATAATTTCATTGTTTAAATCATTTTCAAGACGAGCTACATCTTGCCTGTAAGCTTCAACTTGAGCGTTATAATTGCCAGTATTAACCCAATAAGTCTTATTACTTATATCAATATTTGCAGGAACAGGGACTTTACTTGTAAAACTATTACCAGCATATGTTACAATTGATAATGCTTCATACTGTAAAGCCTTATTCCATTCACCCATAACTTTAGGTACATATCTAGCACCAACGTATTGCCTGTTAATTAATCCATTCATGTCAATTACCTCACTTTCTTAATAGCTCAATACTAAATGACCATAGTCATAATTTCCAACACCGATATTATTACCGATATCTAAGCCAGTAGTATTAAAAGTAATGCTCTCCCAATGTCTAGGAATTGTATAAATAATATACCCCTCGTCACTAATAGTAACAAAAATCATTGTAGCTAAATACTGAGCAATAATGCTCTCAGCAAAGCTTGTGTCAAAATTGTCAATCCAATTCTGCACTTTCTGTACTTCCTGTTTTAGCTTATTAATATCATCATTCTGCAATTTGTCCGTTTCAATTAAATTATTGATGTAAGTTACCATCTTGCAGAGAATTTCGTAATAGCTTAAGCTATCATCATAAACCAAAGGTAAAACCTTGTAGCACCAAAACCTAAAAAAATCCGTGTCACAGTTGCTCATAATACGCACCCCTTTCTAGTAAATTGTAAAGAATAAGTCATTAAGTTCATTAATAATCATGATATCAATATTTAAAAACGTTTCTCTAAACTTTAGAAGCATTTCTGATTGATTGCCCTCAAAGCCTAAAACATTGTCAACGTAGCTGTCGCTTCCGTTTCCCGAACCTGTCTCAGTATCGCTAGTTGTTCCGTTTAGCGAACTACTCGTACCATCCGTACCCCTATTATGAGTGGCATTTGTTAAATAATCGTTAGTGTCAAGACCATTAATACCACCCTGTGGTGTATCACTGTAATAGCTCCAAGTGTCGGTGCTTCCGTCAGTTCTCGAATTACTAGTGTTTGAACCATTTCTGTTAGTGGTTTTGGTTTCGGTTTTACTACCTTCATGAGTAACACTCCTGTCCACACTAACTAAAGGTTGAATTTTTAACAATTCGCTCTGATAAAGCTGATTATAATAAGGCATAATGTTTTTCATCTTATCACTTAGAAATAGCTTCCATCTACCTAGAGTTTCACAACAAATCTCACGAGTGTAGTAATGTCTTAAAATCTTCTTACAAAGTTCAGGACGGTATTTTTCATCAAAAATCGGAAAATCACTAAAGATTTTATCCCACGATTTATCAAGCACAGTTTCAATATCGTTAAAACCAGACGACACAGTAAGGTTCGCGCTTGTTTCACATATAAATCTAAGTTGCGTTGTATATTTACTCATTGTCATCCTCCTCCCTGTCCTCATTCTGATTGAATACATCACGGAAATGACAGCTTATCTGAGTACCGAACATTCTGTTAATCTGCTCACAAGCCTGTTGCCTTGCAAATTCTCTAGAATATCTGTTAGCCATTACACCACCTTGAAGTCTCTGCACTTCGTCCTTAATCATACGTTCTTTTTTCTGAATACTAATGTTAGGTATACCAAGATATGTTAGAGCTTCATTCCATAGATTAACCTTTAACTCATATAGCTTATCTGCGACAAAGGGCGCGCCAGTTGTGAACACACCGAAAGAGCTTCCGTCAGCATCCAAGAAATCATTAGAAGAAAAAATAACAGGTTGATTGCCATCATACTTCATATAAGCATTTTGTAGAGCTAATTGTTGTTGTTCACTGCCCTTAATCAAAATAGGTGTTCTTTGAGCTTTGCAGTTAATATCAATACTAGCGTCAAGGTCGGCCAGTCTCTTAGCGAATATTTGCATTTTATCTTTACAACACCAATGAGTCATATTATCCCATATAATAACGCTGTCACTTCTACCACATACACGCTGATAGCCATTGGAAGCGTACGCTCTCCTATCTAGTGGTATATTGTAAACATCAAGTTGACCACCAAGTATAGTTTTTAAACACAGATTTCCCATAACGTCATCATTAAAATAAAGCATAGCTTTATTCTCGTAAAGTCCAACTTCAATAAATCTCGCGTCTACAGTACTAGGAAGTCCAAGCCAATCAAACGAGCTTATTGCTATTTCTGTAAATAAATCTAAGTATTGGTCAAAAGTGTAAAACTGATAACAAACGCTGTCACTAAATGAAGTACGCTCTTGCGCTCGTCTTGCTTTTCTTGCCTTACTCAATTTTACCCCTCCTTTCTAAACTGAATTGTCAAGCGAATAATTACCCACTTCACTAGGATGTTTCCAAAAAGTTATTCCGCTATTAAAATAACTTTCAATCATCGCTATGTCATCACTAGGTGCGCCACCAACTATTGTACAATCAACAGTTTTTGTATAATTCCAATGTGGTCTACTTGACACATTGGGCACTTTAGTTGTGTGACAGGCATAACCATAAACATCAAAATACTTATCGATAGACTTAGCATACTCAGCAGTGATAGACTTACGTTGAGCCTCAAAACACACTTGTCCTTTACCAAATAGGGCGTTATTAGATGCATAATTACCCTTTACATCATTAGCGGAGATACTAGCCGTGTAAGCACTTGTTAATATATTTTGGACACTACCGAGTGCTGAATTACTTGACTGACCAGTAATCATTCCAGTAGCAGTCTGAACAGCTGATGGAATAGCGTTAATTGTTATTGGTACAGCATTTTGAGCAACCCATGCGTTAAACGCGTCTACATTCCAGGAACATAAAGGGAAGCTGTCAAGAGTGATGGTTTCTGTCATATCCATTCTTCCTGTTCCTTTTGTTTTTGTAGCCTTGTATCGGTCAAGTCTTAGCACTTCTTGCACAGGCATAGTCATGTTACCAACTATGTTATAATAGGGTGTAAGGTTTTCTGAAAATTCATAGCGTTGAATTAATGTCTGGCCGCAATTATTTCTTACTTCATTGAAATTGAACGGATAGGTGTATAGTTTCTTGTTTCTTGGCTTGTATCCGTTTATTTTATCACTATTACTAATTGGAACACCAGTAACATTTAATGAATTAGTATTTCCAGTAAATGTAATATTAACTCCATTGTCTGTAACCTTAACAGGTAGTATATCTGTAGGACATGTGTAAAGAGCTAATATATTGTCGGGAGTAGTTAAGAACTGTTTTAAAAAATTAGTGAGATTATTACTCCCTGCTTCTGTGTTAGCAAAGGCTTTTATTTGATAGCCACTATAAACGCCATCGTATAGATACCCGCCTGTTGTGGCAACTAGTACCATGGTACAAGTACTTAAAGAGCCTAGTCCGATTAACTGAGCGTCATCGTTGTAAACATACTCACCGCATTCAACGTTTTCAGGTAAGATATGCTCACCGATGTTATCGGTTAGACTATGCTCTCTTTCAACAAAACATTCTTTTATATCAATGTCAAACCAGTAAGTTTGTAGAACATCAATTTGAAAGCTTATCTCAGCGGTAACATTGTTAATATACTCAATTCCAGTCACAAAAGCATAAAACCATCGAGTACTGAAAGCCGAGTTTTGAAACATCATGTAATTGCAATCATATAACGCGTCTGCTGTAGCCTGTAAACGGCATTTACCTTTATTAACTCTGTTGTAAGTTACTTTATTAAAATGCCTTTTGGCTTTACTAATAAAATAATCTGCTTGTGTTTTCTTATCTGAAAAATAAATTGTGTGTTTCTGCTGAGTGGAAAGTGGTACTCCACTCAGCATGTAAACCTCACTATCTGGTACTATGTACATAATGCATCATCCTTTGGTTGGTGTGGTTCCTGGGTTGGTTGTTCCGTTATTTAATACGAATGTGTCTCCTACAGCGCTAGTTCCTGTGATTGGTGTGGTTCCTGTGTAGGTTGTTCCCTCTAAATCAGCTACCAGCGTAATTTCTGTTGAAGATTTTGTTGACGGAATTATAACTGCACCATACTTCTGTACGGCAATACCCTCTGTTGTAAGAGCTTCCGTCTGAACAAAATTAACCGAATTAGGTGCAAGCGTGGCTTTGTTATCCTTTACGTCAAGTGTAAAGATTGTACCGACCTCAGAAATTTCTTTTCCTGTGATTTCAACATTGATTGCTGATGGCAGGGAAATTGTCGCACCACTGTCAACAAAAACGATTGCATTAGCAAAAGGCGAGTAAGAAATAGTTTTCCAACAGTGTAACCAATAATTCCAATATAACCCACTGCCTACAGGTGTTTCGTCAAATTCAAATAAGTTATCATAAACTTGGAACCATTCTTCATCAACCAAAACACCCTTAACGTCTCTCATAAGTTCAAGCTCGTCTGCGGTCACTTCTTCAAGACCTGTGGACTCTTCTCTGATGGCTTCAAATCTTGCATTATCAAATGACGCAAAATCATCAATTAAATGTAATTTTCCCATGAATGTTGCTTTATCCATATTAAAAGCACTAGCAAGTACTTTAACATCAAATTTAGCATTAAAATCAGCGTCCATAAAAATACACTGTTTATCAATAGGTGTGTTGTTCTGTACATGAGTCTCGTTAAATCTACCTGTCATATCAATAGGAAGTAAATTTGATTTCCCTCTAAAAGCTACGGCCACACTATCCATGTCATTAGTATCAATCGGCTGTGTATATACTTTACCGTGAGAAATTGTTTTAATGAGCAGATACTTAAAAAGTAAGTATTCGTCATATTCAGCTGACTGATAAACTTGGTCAATAATTGATGTAATAAGATTAGTTACTCCGTCAGCAGATGTAAACGCTCGTTTTAAAGCCTGTTTCTCTATAGTAATTGGGTACATTACCCTCCAATTAGTCGTGTGAAAGACTGACTGAACATTAGGAAGAGTACGTTTAAACTCCCTACTAGCACCCTTCTCGGCATCATATTTTACAGCCTTGATAATACCAACAAAAATATCCTCTACAGTTTCACCAAATTCGAGATATCCCTTCTTGAGGTGCTTATAAGGGTTGTTAAAAGTTGCACTCTGCATACGCACCAATGCAATTCTATTAATTAAAGCGTTGATAAATTCGTTGGAGTGTGTCGGATTTCCAAAAAGGATTTCTCCGACCTTTGGAATGTCCTGTTCCTTCTCTATTTTAGGTACATCTTTTTGGTAAGCATATGATGCATTATTTCTGATAACATTAAGAATATCAATTGAGCGTGCATCAAGTTTCGTATTAGCAATTCTTCTAGCCATTAATCTTCCTCCTCTTCAAATAAATCCTCGAAAGAGCTGTACTCTTTCTCTTCCTCCTCGTGTTCTGTCGGTGGGTCTAGTTCATCTTCCTTTTTTTCAAGAAAACGTGAAATATATTTGTCTCTCCACATTTTGTCATTTTCCTCGTATTTCTGTTTCCACTCGTCAGCATCGGACGACTGTATCGAGTCGGATATATCCTCAATAATCTCAATCGTTTCATCATCCGTTCTATCTCCGACATATTTTCTTACTTTTTCAATAAGTTCGTCTTTTGATAATTTAGCCATTATCATTCTCCTTTCTTAAAATCGCCTGTGTAACATCATATAAATAGGCATATGCTTTCTTGTTGGTGGTGTGGGTGGTGTGGGGGGTGTAGGCGGTGTAGGTGAACCACTTAGATATTCAAACCAATTCTTACCGTTTTGTATTCTTTCGTCAAGTGCTACAACACCTGCGCGCTCACGTTCAAAACAGTAAGCCTTGACGGCTTCTTCAACATCCTTTAGTTGAGAAAATTGTAAACCACTATACGGATAACTTTTAGTAGGTATCCACTGGCCGCCATAGCCTTCAAGTACTTCGGCATTAATAAGCTGGCACTGTAAGTTGCCATCTTTCCAGTCCTTACCTTGAGCGCTTGCGTAGTTAGTGAGGTTTGAGGAAGGTGTCCACTGAATTAGCCCCCACCCACTAGATACACTTACTCTTTCTTTTAGCGCTGGGTTTAAGGTACTTTCTCTCTGAATATTTCCGAGCATACCACATATACTTTCAAGTGTGTATTTTCCAGTAAAATAAGCGTTAAACTCTACGGCGTTATTTTTCATCTGCGCCTGTGTCAGATACTTACTAGTACCTTCAATAACTATCCATGCCATTAAATTACCTCAGTAAGAAGTGCTTTCCATGTATTGTTACCACACTCGCCATCCTGTAAAAGATTATGTTCTTTCTGAAAATTAATACATGCAGATACACAGCCTTTACCGTATTGAGTATCAATTGAACCTGTATAATACCCTAACTTTGACATTATTATCTCAAATACAGTGACATCGTTATTTTTAGTACCTTTTTTCAATAAAGACATAGTGGTTAATTTCTCCTTTTTAAAATCAACAATTCTTTTAACAAGCACTAAGTCGTTTCGGTGCGAAATATTAGTAATGGAAACACCTTTACCCTTGTTTGTTTTTGTGTTTTTACTATTTCCCATCGATTCTATCATTTGTGTACCGTTAATGGCAATTGCTATGTGAGTAATTCTCTTGGTTGATTTGCCAAAATAAAGTAAATCAGCACTTTGAATATTTGTTACTGTTTTGCCTAACGCTGAGTAGCCCTGTGCTGTAGTTCTTGGTACTTTCATGCCACACTTATTAAGTACAGAATACACAAAACCACTGCAATCATATCCGCCCTCTGCTTCGGACTCTCCGCCCCATACGTAGGGCTTTCCGAGATACGTTCTCGCCGTTGTTACAATCTCACTACTTGTCATCTACATTCACCTCGCTGTCAAGCTTATCACAAAGTTTTTGAAGCACGACAGTATTATTGTTGAGTGCTTCTGCAAACTTGGCTGTCTCTTCCTTATGTGCGTCATTAATTTTGTTGATGTAATAACACATAATTAAACACATTCCTATGGGAAAACCAAGCGTGGAAATTAATGTTGATAAGTCGTTAATCATATTTCTCACCCCCTCCTTTCTCTTTTCTTATTATAACAGATTATCCACAAATTATCAACATTAATTTGACAAATTGTGGATAACTTGTTATAATAAACTAAAGGACGTGGATAAATGAAAGAAATAAAATACTATGATGGCACTAAGCTATTAAGCATGAAAGATATTAATGGAAATGTGCCCGAAATTTATATTTCAACATCAAATAGAAGTGCAGGAAAAACTACATATTTTAATAGGTATCTAATTAATCGTTTTTTAAAGTATAATGAGAAATTTTGTCTACTCTACAGATTTCAAGACGAGTTAAAGGACTCCGCTGACAAATTCTTTAAGGATATACATAATCTTTTTTTCTCAGCATACAACATGAAAGCTGTACAAATTGGTAATAGTAAAATGTACGAGTTATTTTTGTGTAGTGCATACGATGAAGAGGATGAAGGGAAATCCTGCGGCTATGCTGTCGCGCTAAATTGTGCGGATAAAGTAAAAAAATATTCTCATTATCTGAGTGATGTAACAAGAATACTTTTTGATGAATTTCAGTCTGAGACTAATCATTATTGTGCTGATGAAGTCAGTAAATTTATAAGTATTCATACTTCAATAGCTAGGGGTAATAATAGTCAAGTTAGATGTGTACCTGTAATAATGATTTCAAACGCTGTGACGCTATTAAATCCGTATTACACGGCCTTAGATATTACTGATAGACTTACATCTGACGTGAAGTTTTTACGTGGCGAGGGGTTTGTTCTTGAGCAAGGATATAATGAAAGTGCTTCTAAGTTACAAGAAAGTTCACTATTCAATAGAGCTTTTAACAAATCTAATTATGTAGCCTATGCGTCACAGAATGTCTACCTCAATGATAATAATGCTTTCATTGAAAAAATGAAAGGTCAGAGTCGCTATCTTTGTACACTTAAATATAAGGGTGAAGAATATGGCGTTAAAATGTTTGATGAGGAAAGTATAGTTTACTGTGACAAAAAAGTTGATACAGATTTTAAACAAAGAATTTCGGTTACAACAGATGACCACAATATCAATTATGTAATGCTCAAAAATAATGCTTGGTTAATTGACTATATGAGATACTTCTTTGATAGAGGGTGTTTTAGATTTTATTCTCTTGACTGTAAAGAATGTATACTTAAAGCTCTAGCATATTATTAATGGTATCTGCGTTAGTTATTTTTGTAACATTGGTGCGAAAGGCTCTTTGAAATATAAGACGCACTTCTGTAGTTGGATTTATGCCTATCCATGCATTAAGAATTAACGTTATAGATATATTAAAGAGACAGAATTTATTCTGTCTCTTTTTGTTATGTTTCACGTGAAACATTTTATCTCATTTTATATGTTGTCTCTTGTAACACTATCCCTCCTCTTATTCTCACTGGCCGGAGTTTTCCGTATACTTCCAAGCCTTGCTTGAAATCAGCAAGCGTTCTCTTTGTTTTTAAAAATTCTTGCTGAATTGTGGGATATTTCTCCAGTTCATCATCTGTCACACCCTCCATTGATTTAAGAAACAAATCCTTGCATCTATCGGGCATACCTGCACATTTTACATTATAGTATGTCTCATTAATTGGTTCTTCATCCTCATGCGTAACATGCTCAATATATGTTTTCTGACGAACAAAAATCGCTTTATCCCAAAAGCTCTCGAGCTTCCAACAACAAAAATTAGATGGATGTATTTTTATTCCTTTAATATTTTTCTTCGTAGTACAACAATGTATGCTATCTGTGTCAGCGTATACAAAATATTTGTAGTTTTGCTGTGCGGCTCGAATAGTAAAATTTCTAGCATAACTTGTTATAGCTGAACCTATGGGGATATACATAACTTTCTTTTCGTGTTCTTCATATGTCGTAAAACCTAGTGACCCATCGTCCTTCTCTCTTGCCACTTTAAAAGAGGATATATCCGAGCTGCTAAGTTTTCCATATAAGTTATTTAAAAAGAGTTTTGCAAGTGTTCGCCTTGCCCCTGTACTATTTTGCTTAATTTTCTTATACTTATTAATATACTCGTCAAAAATTCCTGTTATAGTTCTAAAATAACATCCATCCAATAACTCAAAATCTACAAGTCTGTAATGCTCTTGTAACAATTCAAAATCCGTTTGAGTAAGTACCATTTCAACAATAGCTTTTTTAATATTTCCGTCAAAATCTTTGTACCATGTGCATACATTTCCTGTATCTTTATCAACTATGTCAGATGTTTCAAGCATTTCAGTAGCCTTATATAAAAAACTGCCTTTAATCTGTATAAATGGTAATTTATTTTCTTTCAAGTAAAAACGTGTGCGAATACGAACAAAATAATAATATTGGTCTGTAAGACATTTTGGTGGAATTTTACCTTTGAAAAAAACTGGTTTACCATATGGGTAATAATTTCCACTTTCTGAATGCATCATAGATGGGTACAAGCTATTAACATCTGCTGTGATACCCTCTCTGTAAATTCTGTTTTCACATCCTTTCTTTAGATAACACCAGCCTCCTCTATATGAGTGTCTTATATACTCGTCAGCGTTTGAGTATTTATATTCATGTGGGTTTAATTTAAACTGTGTTAAATCTGGGAAAAATGCTTGATAGTCTTGTTTGTCAAGTGTAGCTTTAAATTCCGAGAGACAGCACGAGCCAATCGTAAGTTTTAAGTGTCCATTGTATTGCATGATTTCCAGTGCTTCTTTAACTACAAGCACATCATTAGCAATATAACGTTTTTCGTTATCTGTAATTGGGCAACCTGCATATCTAAACCCTTTATACTCCATATTTAATTTACGGTGCTTTGTTTGAAAACTTTTCCCAATTTGTTCAACTGAAAATGGCAAGAGCTTCAAACTATCTCTAATCTCAATCATTGCATATGGCGTCTTGATAAGTATACTGTACCACTCCCCCATGTCCGAGATTGAATATACAAATGATTTTGGCGTTAAATCTTTTGCTTTCAAAAAGTGCACATCACTTTCGTTATTCGGATTTACATATATCTTTTGTTTATATTTCAAATCTGTTAGTAAGAATGATAGCCAAAACGAACCATCAAACTTTAAGTTATGATAATATATGCATATATTCTGCTTTAAGTTATATAGATAATTATATGTCTCTCTAATTGAATGATGTATTTTAACATCCTCCGTCCCTAACTCGACAACTGCTGAAGCCCACACCTCTGTGAATGTCTGGCCTTTATATACGGTAGTCTCAAAATCGCCTACCATATATTTAATTTGCTTTTTCATATTTCTTCCCACGTTTCATCGCCAACTAATGCTTTATCGATTTCTGCCTGTTCTGCAGCACTTGGTAAACTGCCACTTATTAACGTGTATAAATGCTCTACGGCCGTCCTTGATACAGCACTACTCGGATGATATTTAATTATAACTTCACAAGTTGATAAAAAATCCTCACTTGCTTGTGCTATGGAATACAGAACAATGTCTGCGCCATACTTTTCAATTTGTGAGTTTAAAATATTGTTTAACAAGTCTGCTGACTGTGATTGTTGAACACCCACGTTTGCTATCATGGACTGTACTTTATCCCATACTAATTTTGAAGCATGAAACATCTGTTGCCATTCTTTGTTAGACTTAATTCGATTATAGTCCGCTTGGTCTTTTTTTCTTCTCCTAGTTTCCCATGCTTTCCTAGAACTTTCTTCTCTTATTTCTCTTTTTCTCTGCTCAACTGTTATGGGCTGCCCTGTTACTGCACTGATGGCATATGCCTTCTTATAAAGCTGTGCAGGTCTAATCTTTGACAGCCTTCTTATTGAACCACTCGTGATAGTTTTTGGCTTTGGTGGTATAATGTTGGGTTCAAACACATAACCTCTTTTTTCAGCGTTTCTAATAAATCGTTTAATTCGGTTTCGCTGCTTATTATATTCCTTTAAGAGCTGTGACTTCTTAGTTGTCTTACCCATACACTTTATCCCTCCTATGTTTATAAGTAAAGGGGGGTAAAAAACCCCCCACTATATTAATAAATACTCTAAATAATTAATATACCATTAATTGGTAAAATTTTCTACCGTTATTGGATGTATTCTCGCATACCTCTATAAGGGCATGTCCATCAGCTGATATGATATCCTCTAGCATATCTAACACCTCATTAACAGTCTTAGAAATGCTTGTAAAAACTGCTCCGTCTTTATCAACAAGCACTGATACTGTTACGGGATTTCCGTCCTTGTCAGTATCAGCATATTCGCCGACATTGACAACGTCAATCTGTAATCCCTTCTCAATTTTCTGTGATGATGCCTTTGCGTTAAATAATTCTTTCTTTGATAACATGATATTAATCTCCTATTCTTTACTGTGCTGTGTCTGCTGTGTCTGCTGTGTCTGCTTTGTCTGTTTTTACTTCCTCTGCTTCTTTAATATACTTGCTAAGTGACATTGTATATGTCTTTGTGACTGCTTTCTTGTCTGTGATTGCTGTGATTTTAAAGGTATCTGTCTCATACATTTTACGGATGTAATTAAACAGTTTCCTATCATCCTTTGGTGCTTCACTCGCATAAATTGGATAAGTCTCGTTCCTCGGCACGCACGTATCTAGGTCTATGCCTAATACTGTGATGTTTATTGTGCGGATTGTTCTTGTTACGCTTGGTTTTCTCATTTTTAATTCCTCCTTGTTCTTTGTAATGAGTTTGCTTTGTAACTTATTGTAACTTGTTGTAACATGCACCATTGGTGCAAAGACTATTGGGTGGGATTGCACCACCCATCAGCTTGGTTACTGCTAGTCAAGAACTATCACTTGATAACATTTTTAGTTCCTTGTATATGCGCAATAGTCAAATAATGGACTAACCTATTCATAAACCTAATACGTATGGCATTTGATGAACCCTCGTATTCAACCCTTCTCGTATTTTTATCGTAAATCTGAACTGGCTCGTCATTTAGAAGTAAATATAAATTATAAACTACCTTATTGATTTCCTCCTATGCTATTTCTCAAATAACTAATAAATTTCGATGTAAAGAACACCTTCTTTCAAGTCATGAGCTTTAACAGGACTATTGATATGTTGTATCAATTCACTGGTTTTCAAGCGCCTACCACCTCTATATGCTTTTACTTCGTAGCATGGTAGCACGTTCATTAATTGTAATACATCACTTACCTTTGTTGTATTAGCGTCTATATATTGACTAATCATTGTTATCGTAACCATAATGAATGTTGTCATAACTATTCCTTCATATATGTTCATTTATTAACCCTCCACAGTAATAAAAATAACTTTGCCTTCATACAACCATTGACCTTTTTTCTGTTACAATATTTAAAGATGCATTACTGTCATGGACTGTAAGCAATTCTTTAATCTTCATTTAACTTATCCCTCCATTCTTTCACTTCATTAACTATTATTTCTGCTAATGCTGATGCCGTTAACTTGGACTCAAGTAAACCAAAAGGTGCTTTAAATATGTGCTTATATCCGTCAGCGTATATATAAAAGATTGTTGACGATATTGAAGGTTCAATATACGTTTCAACTCTACAATTATTAAACTCTGGCGATAATTGTATTAATTCTTTAACTACTTCCAAATATTGTGCGTACAAGTATTTTTTCACCTCTTTCTATTTAATAAAAATATATGTGCAACTATTCAAATACTCGGCCGGGAATGAACAAATTGTATCTATATTATCATTATAATATTCTTGAGGTATTGAATATGCATAGCCACTCCATTCAAAATGTCCATTAGCATTACATATTCTCACCTGTTCAATATCTAATAATATGGGTAATAAATGCTTAACCTTCATTTACTTCCTCCTTTCCTTTATCTTAAAACAATGCCCCCATCCCTTCCCTCCTCCTTCCAGTAACAAGGTGCTGTGTCATCTCTGTTAGTCTGCCTACTTTACGCACACCCCCTTGTTTCTTATGTATATATTATATCAGATTAAAAATAAAATGGATGTATAATCTTTTAATAAAATGTAAACATTTTGTGAACAGTATATCGCGAACATTTTGTCATCATTATATTGCCGTTCTTACTAACTGCACTAATTAAAGTACAAGCTAGTACCACGAAGGGGGT